TCCCAGGTCTTCGGCTTGGCGTAAATCCAGTACGGACGCTCCGCCTTCAGGCCGAAGCCTTCGGCAAGGCCCACGTCGAACGAGCGCTCCCAGTCGATGAAGCCGGCGACGCCGCCCATCTTCTGAGCTTGCACCATCCACTGAGTTGCCAGCGCGGTCTTACCTGTCGAGGACTCACCGAACATCTCCATCATGCGACCGAACGGCAGACCGCCGTCGTAGCGGCCGGACATGATCTTGTTCAGCGGAGGGAAGCCGGTGTCGATGAAGTGGCTGACTTGCTGGTTGCCGGCGTTCTCGCCGATCTCTTTGTCGAGGACGTTGATAAGGTCGCTAAGGGCTGTCATGGGGTTCTTTCATTGTTGGAATGGTTTGGTGAACACATCCAGGTTCTTGAGGATGCTTCCGAAGGCCAGGCTGCCGCACAGGTCTGCGAACTTCTCCTTGTCGAACTTGCCAGCGCGAAGCTCCACGTCTTCCTTGTTGGGCTTCTGCACCTTCATGAGTTGCATCATCCGCAGGTTGCGTCCGAAGATCGCTCGACCTTCAGGGCTGGCGAGCCGAATGAGCGCCTTCTTGGTTGGTGTGTATTCGCCGCTGTCGCACTTCTTCCAGAAGTTGCGAACGCTGCCGAACTCAGCCAAGAAGTCAGGTGCGCCCTTCTCACCGATGCCGCCGACGCCAGAGATACAGTCAGACGAGTCACCCTGGAGACACTTGCCTTCGAGGAAGGCCAGCGGCGACTTGTAGCCGGTCTTGTCGTACAGGTTGGCCATCGTGATGACCTTGGCTTCGTCGCGGTGGTCGCGCCAGATCACGTTCTTGCGGATCAGTTGAATCCAGTCGTGGTCGCCCGAGATCAGTTCAATCTCGGTGTCAGGCTTCTCGGAGAGGAGTGGCACGAGGTAGCCGGCCATGTCGTCGGCTTCGTGCGTCAAGGCCCGCATCTGGCGAATACCGAGGTAGTCCAGAGCGTCTTTGATGTAGGGCGTCTGCTGCGTGTACGCTTCCTTGATAGCGACCTTCTTGGGGTCGTTGTCGCGGTTGCTCTTGTACTCGGGCAGAAGGTTGAAGCGCCAGCTTGCTTTGCCGTCCCAGAGGACGAGCAGCGAGGCGTCGGGACGGGTCACGCGCAGTTCGCGGATTGCTTTCACAAAGCCGAAGATGGCTTGCGTCTGCAACTCGCCTGCTGTCAGCTTCGTGGCGTAGTGCGCCGCGTAGCCGAGACTGTTGCCGTCGATGATGATGGTGGTTTTTGGCATCGTAAGTCATACCCAGACTGGGCATTTGCATGCCCAATCCGGGTATTCCGTCACTTATGACTTACTCGGCCAGTTCGCCCAGCAGGTCGTCCAGTTCGGTGTCCAGAGCGACAGACGGCTTGGCGTCTTGCTTCGCGTTGAACGAAGCAGCGGTGCCGGCAGGTGCGTCGTCCAGGTCAGCGGTCGCCGGACGGTCAGCGCTCTTGGGCGGCGGCAAGAAGCCAGCCACGTTCGAGATTGCCGACAGAGCCTTGCGCTTCTGCTCTTCGCTTTCCATCTGAACGTACTCGTCCAGGTTGGGCAGCTTCTCGTAGACCGACTTCGGCACAGCTTGCTTCTTGGGGCTGACCTGAACGGCGTACTTGGTGTTCAGGCCCTTGCCGGTGCGCTCGACGGTCACGATCTGGGCACCTTCGGGGTCGAAGATGGTCGCGGCCCAGTTCTCGACGGCATCCACGAGTTGCGAGAACACGGTGGTGCGGACTTCGAGAATCTGCGGGGTGTTGGGGTCTTCCGAATCCAGAGCCAGCACGTTCAGGAGGAAGCTGCGGCCAGCCTTCGCCTTCTTGAGCAGTTCGGTGGTTTCGTCGTCCGAAGAGGCGTGCATCGCACGGTTCAGACTTTCGCAGATCGGGCAGGGTTTGCCGTAGATCGCTTCGTTGCAGGGGTACACGGCTTGGATTTCGTCAGCAGCATTCTTGATGTAATGCTGGCCGAAGTCGTGATACCAGACATGCTCCTCGCCCTTGCGCCAGCCAGGAAGAATGATGTAACGATTGGTGCCCGGTGCAGGCTTGATCGTCTTGTCTTTCGGCTTGAGGGCGGCCTTCTTGTTCTTCATCAGTTCAAGCAGTTTTGCGGTATCCATTTTGCAGTTCCTTTTGAGGTTGGTTTGTTAGTGCCTTTTTGACTTTCGTCGTTTCAGCACGATCATTATACGTCAGGAATGACTGATTTTTCATCCCCGTGCGTATTTACTGAACGCTGCGCCCCTGTTGGAAAGCGGCAGATGCGCGCTCCTTCAGCGAAGCGGCAGCGTCTTTCTCGGCGAGAACACGGGCAGCGCCCTTGTACTCTTCCCGACGGTCAGCGCCCAACTGGATCATCATGTCGCGGCGGTCAGCCAGCGATGCGACCAGCGCCTTGTTGATGTTGGCGATTGTTTCGGCTTCGATCACAGTGTTCTTGCCGGCGATCCACTTCGGGTTCAGCTTCACGGCGTTCTCGACAGCCTTCTCAGTCACCTTCTCGCCGGCGGCCGTCAGGTCTTTACGAGCCTGGTCGTAAAGGCTGGCTTCCAGCACATCGAATCGAGCCTTCAGACGAGCGTGTTGGGCTTCAGCGTTGGCAGCCTGGGCACCGTAGAACGCCCGCAGAGCCGACTGCTCGATCATGCAGGTGTCCAGAGTCGCTTCGGTCAGTCGCGTCTCCTTGTTGAACTGCACGGGGTCGATGGAGAACTTCAGCTTCGCCTGGGCGCTCGTCTTGGGCACGTCTTGGCTGATCTGAATGTCGCCGTCGGTTGCGCTGCTGCCCATGTCGATCTCCGGCTCTTTCGCAGCGACAGGTTCGGGTTCGGGCCTGTAGTCTTCCATCGGGATGGGCTTGACCGCTCCACCGCCAGGCGCAATCGTCGCGGCAGGCTCGACGACAGGCTCGGGCTTCGGTTCGGGTTCCGGCTCGGCAACCTTCACGGGTTCGGGCTTCGGTTCGGGGGTCGGCGCAGCAGCAACGATCTTGGCGTTTTCCGCCTCCAGTTCGTCCATCAGCGCTGCCAGTTCGGCGTCTTCGACAGCAATCTCGGGGTTGGTCATGGTTACTCCTTCATCAAAAACCTGATGACTTGATCTTAGCGTCAAATCCCAGGGGTTATGGTCACTCGTGACTGATTTGTCAGGCGAGAATATCGGCGACTTTGCGAAATGCCTCGTTCAGCACTTCTTGCTTGGTCGGGTCGAATCCAATCTGCTGCGGGTTGATGCCGCAGACGATGGTGGCGTCCAGCTTCGGGTCGTAGAACGACTTGCCGGCAACTTCAGCGGCCCCGCCCTTCAGTCCTGGGAGGAACTTCTTGATGGTGGCGGAACCGAGCGCGACGATGATCGCAGGCTTGATCAATTCCAGTTCGCGGTCGATGAACTTGGCGCAGCCGTTGATCTGCTCATTCGCCAAGAACTTGTCTTGCTTCTTGGCCTTGACCAGCGTCGTGTAGTAGCCGTCAGTCACAGAAAGTCCAGCGTCCTTGATGGCCTGCTTGACGTACAGCGCCGAGTCACCCTCCAACAGCTTGTCTTTCTTCTCCTCCTGCCAAGTTGGGCAGTCAGTGACAACCATGAAGCGGACGTTCGTCTTGCAACGGATGCTGGGGTGCGCTTCGCCTGCCAGTGTGCAGCCTTCACACTTCTTGTACTCCTGCACGACCTCGATGATCTTGGTGCGGACGAAGCCGGCGCTCAGGTCGGTCGAACGGTCAGCCTTCACATCGTCGATGATCAGGCCAGGCAGAAGCTCCATCTGGTCTTTGCGACGACTGAAGTGCTTCGCCGAAGTAGACCCCGCCTCGATCGCAGCGAACGCGCCGACTTTCTCCAGGTTCTCGACGACCCTGGCGTTGACCTTCGATCCAGGCTGTGCGGCAGCGGTGGCGAACTCGTGCAGCGAATCGAAGCGACCCTTGACTGGCGCAGTCTCGTTCTCACCCCACACATCCTCGATCGTGCCGTCGCGCTTCTTCTTCTGCTTGACCACGATAAAGCCGCGATTGGCCTTGCGAAGCTCGACGATCCGCATCGCCGTGTTCTCGCTGATGCCCTTGACGGCAGAGAACGGCGCGAGGATGGTCTTGTTGTCAGGGATGGTGTACCGATGGCTCGACTTGTTGATCTCAGGCGGCATGACTTCGATGCCGCACTCGCGAGCGTCCTTGACAAGCCCTGGCAGCTTCTCTTCGTCCACGATCGACATGCAAGCGGCAAAGTATTCTGCGGGGTAACGCACACGCACCCACATCGTCCAGTAGCTGATGATGGAGTATTCGACGGCGTGAGAACGGTTGAAACCGTAACCGGCGAACGCCTCGATCTTGTCGAAGATGCCGCCCGCAGTGCGCTCGTCCAGCCCAGACTTCTCTTTGCAGCCGTCAACCCACTTCTGGCGCATCTCCGCCATCTTGTCTTTGTCTTTCTTGCCCATCGCTTTACGCAGATGGTCGGCTTCCGCTCTCGTGAAGCCTGCAAGATCGACGGCGACCTGCATGACTTGTTCCTGGTACACGATCACGCCGTTGGTGGAGCGCAGCGCTGGCTCCATGTTGGGGTGGTCGTAGTACGGGGTGCGAACACCTTGCTTGATCGCCACGTAGTCGTCCATCAGACCTGAGTCCATCGGGCCTGGGCGGTACAGCGCGGTTGCGGCGGTAATGTCTTCGAAGGTCAACGTGCCACCGACCGCCAAGTCTCGCAGCAGCTTCTTCATGCCTGGCGATTCGAACTGGAACACGCCGGTGGTGTCGCCCCGACCAAACGCCTCCATGATGTCAGGCTCTTCCAGCGGAAGGTGCATGTAGCTGATTTCGACGCCGTGCCTGTCGTTAATGTATTGGCGGGCGATCTCCAGCACATCGAGCGTGGAGAGGCCCAGAATATCCATCTTGACCAGCCCCCAGTCTTCGACGACGCGCTTGTCCCAACAGACGGTGGCGGTTGAGTCATCGCCGCGTGTCTCGACGACGGCGCGGTTGATCAGCGGCTCACCCGCAACCACCACACCGGCAGCGTGGCGACCAAAAGCTCGCATCGCGCCTTCAAGGTTCAAGGCGTGCTTCCAGATTTCCGGATGCTCGTCTTTGAACAGGTCGATCTCGGGCACAGCCTTCGCTGCTTCGGTCAGCGTGAATGACTGACCGTGTTCTTTGGGCACGAGCTTAGTAGCGGTCAGTTCAATGCCACTCAGACCGTACATGCGACCACTGTCACGCAGCGCACTGGCACTCGCAAGCGTCGCGTAGTTCGAGATTCCTGCAACGCGGTCCTTACCGTACTTGTCGGACAGGTACTCGATCACCAGATGGCGCTTGCTCGACATGAAGTCCAGGTCGGCGTCGGGCAAGTCAAGGCGCTCGGGGTTGATGAAGCGCTCGAACAGGAGGTCGAAGCGAATGGGGTCAACGTCAGTGATGCCGATCAGGTAAGCGACGAGCGAACCGCCGACAGAACCGCGACCAGGGCCGACGATGATGCCGTTTTTCTTGGCCCACATCACCAAGTCCTCGACCAGCAAGAAGTAGCCTGCGAAGCCCATCTTCTTCAGAACCGACAGTTCGTAATTCAGTCGTTCCTGATATACCTTCAACTCGGTAGCGCCTGGCTTGTGCCCAAGCACGGGGTTCTCGAACCGGCGCTTCCAGCCCTCGATGCACTTCTTGCCGAGAGCCACGAACTCGTTGTCTGCCATCTTGGGCAGCGACACCGGCAGCTTCGAGAACTGATAGCCGCACTCGGCGACAAGCCGCTCGATGTTGGACAGTCCGTTGACCCAGGCTTTCGGGTCACTGACGGCGTTGAATTCTGCGATGCGTTTGGACGCGCCCTTCACACGCTCGACGATCTTCGTCGGCTCATGGATGTAGAAGTCTGTGACGTACTGCACGTTGCGCCAAGCCGCGTCCATCTTCGTGTTAGACGTAATACAGTTCAGAACCTCAAGGCTGCTGGCTGCATCGGCGTTTCGGTAGAAGGTCGGATACGTGACGAGCGTGGGCATCGCCAGCTTCTGCGCCGCGTCAATGGCCTTCGCGTTCAGGGTGTCGAACAGCGGCGTGTCGATCGGCACAAG